AACGGTTAAGAAAACTTACAAATGAGAAAATATCTTATTATGCAGTTGGCGAATATGGGCATAAAACTGAACGCCCCCATTATCACATTATTCTGTTTAATAGTAACCCTGAAGACGTTGAGAGTGCTTGGTGTATTGATAGTGTGCCTATCGGTCATAGTCACTTTGGTAGCGTTTCTGATGCCAGTATTGGTTATACCCTTAAATATTGTAGCAAGGATAAGCGGATCCCAATGTTTGATACCGATGATAGAAACAAAGAATTTTCAATAATGAGCAAAAGAATAGGAGCAAATTATTTAAACGAAAGAACACGAAAGTGGCATAAAGCAAACCTTGAAGAAAGGTGCTATTTACCATTAAAAGACGGTAAAAAGGCTTCAATGCCCAGGTATTACAAAGACAAATTGTATAATCAAGGCGAAAAATTTCGTATTTCAGTATATCAAGAATATTTACAAGAATTAGAAGAGGAAATACCAGAACGTACAAAAGTTGAAAGAGATATTAACCAATTTAGAAGGGCTCACAAAAAAGCTAAACAACGACAAACAATATGAAAATCAGAAATGTGTTTAACACAACCCCAGACGAAGGACAAATTAACAACGAACCCTCAAAGACAGTTCCGGACCAGAGTATGACTCTGCGCGAACTTTTGGTTCGTTATGCTAAAGGTTTACCCTTAGAAGGTGCAAAAACACCAGTTTTTGAAGGAGAAGATGGAAGTGAGATAGACATTGAAAAACTTGATTTAGCGGAACGCGAAGAACTCGCAGAAATGGCCAGACAAGAACTCAAAGATATTTCAGACAGGATAAAAACTGAAGTAGAAAAGAAAAAGTCGAAAAAACGTTCGACAATTACTGACGTTGAGGAAATATCCGAAACAAATGAAAAACAATAAAAAACACCTTTTTTATTTTAAAAAAAGCCCAGCCCTGAAAGGGCTGAGCTACGCAATTAGCACTAATACATACTTGATATATTAGTGCTAATTGACACTAAGCCCTAAAAAGGCGATAAAAAAGCGACGAGGCCACGGAGGTACGACACGAACGAAAAGCGAAAAATTAGCCTAAAAAAGGGCTTTAAAGTCAAAAAACAAACAATATGCCACCAATCCCCCCACAAGTGCTTGCTGCCGGTATTACTGCTATCGGCCAATTAACAAATTCAGGTATTCAAGGCGGTATGAATAAAGCCACAAGAAAGTGGAACGAAAGAATGTATTCCAAACAAAGAGAAGATGCATTAGCTGACTGGGCAAGGACTAACGAATATAACAGCCCATTACAACAGATGCAGAGGTTAAAAGCTGCTGGACTTAATCCCAATTTAGTATATAATAATGGCGCTACACATAGCGCCCAGGCTGTACAAAAAACAGATATGAAACAATGGTCTCCACAAGCACCACAATTTGATTTCGGACAAATTGCAGACCAATATTTTGGAGCACAACAAAGACAAACGACAATAAATGTAGGAGAGCAACAAGTTAAAGCGCTTCAACTGGAAAATATCAACAAAGAGATAAAAAATGTAAGAGATGCTAAGGGTTTACCATATGTTGAACCACAATTACAAGCAAATCTTGCAAAAACAGTGGCAACAACTGATAACATTAAAGCAAATACTGCTTTATCATTAGGTCGAGATGCAAGAGAAGCAATAAGAACTACAGCCGATGTGGAACTGGCTGCTAAACGTGCTTTACAAACTGAACAAGATACTATATTAAAAAAGGCACAAACTGCAAATACTCAAGAGCAATTAAAAAACATTCGACTTGCTCAAACACTTATAGAAGAACAAGGAAATCTTGCTAAACTTAACCGAATCTGGAAAGAATATGGATTAACTGACGAATCTTCAAGAGTTGAATGGTTGATAGCCCAATTTGCTATGGATCCAGTAAATGCTAACAATAGACTACAAAACTACTTAGACGCAGTAGGTAAACTTGCTAAAGGTGGCGCACAACAAACTGGCAAAAAACTAAAGGAATTATGGAGTTCTATATTTGGAGATTAAAAACGGCATTTTTACAAAAAAATGCCCTAAATTCACATATGTGAATAAATGATTTTGGTCAGTATTAAAATAATTCTGATCATGCATTAATATAATATAAATTATAGGAAAAACATTATGTTAAAAAACCCAATAAAACCAAAAAAATGAGAAGAAAACGCCGTCGGCTATATTCAGCCAAATCGCGCAAAATGCGCTCTCGTACACGCAAACAACGTACTTACTATGTTAGTCGTGGTGGTATTCGTCTTTAACCTAAAAACAATATAAATATGGCAAAGCCAAATCTTTTTAATTCAGTAAAGGTTAGTAAACCTAAAAAAAATGTATTTGATTTAACGCATGACGTTAAAATGTCCATGAAAATGGGACAATTAACACCAGTATTAGTACAAGAATGTGTTCCCGGTGATTCTTTTCAAATTGGATGCGATTCGTTAATACGATTTGCTCCATTACTTGCTCCAGTAATGCATAAAATTGATGTGTCAGTACATTATTTTTTTGTACCTAATCGTATTGTATGGGATAATTGGGAAAAATTTATAGTTGATGCTAATTCTCAACATGTATTACCATACTTAAGTACTGAAAATCTAAAGCCCACATATCAACCAACTCAATGGCAGTCTGATTTAGCCAAGTTTGCTGACTATATGGGAGTACCACCAATACAAAACACTCAAAATGCTGTTGATGTTAATGCTTTACCATTTGCTGCTTATCAAGCTATATACAATGAATATTATAGAGACCAAAATTTAGTACCTCCTGTTGATTATAAATTATTAGATGGAAGTAACACTAGCACATGGGCTGAAGCTAATAAATGGTATCGAATGCGTAACCGTGCTTGGGAACATGATTATTTTACGAGTTCACTTCCTTTTGCTCAAAAAGGTGCTGCTGTAGATATTCCATTGGGAGAAATTAACGGAAATGCTGAAGTTAAATTCAATAACATACTTGGAACTACACTTACTGGCGCACCCTATTCTCCAGTTGTTGACCCAGGTGTTGGCGGAACTGGTATCGGTGTCGACCAATTATTTGCTGAAACAGACGGATTAGATATTTCACCAACTACTATTAATGATTTACGTCGTGCATTCAGATTACAAGAATGGCTCGAGAAAAACGCAAGAGGCGGTACAAGATATATCGAAAACATTTTGATGCATTTTGGTGTAAAATCATCAGACGCAAGATTACAGAGACCAGAATATATTACCGGAGTTAAAACACCAGTAATTATTTCAGAAGTATTAAACACTGCGGGTACGTTTGATGCTGGCAACCCTAACGACCCAACTTCACCAGTAACGGGCTCTATGGCTGGTCATGGCGTCGCAGTTTCAACTGGTAAATATGGTAATTACTTTTGTGAGGAACACGGATATATCATTGGAATTATGTCCGTCATGCCTAAAACTGCTTATCAACAAGGCATCCCAAAGACATATCTTAAAAATGATCCACTTGATTTCTTTTGGCCTTCATTTGCACATATTGGAGAGCAACCAGTAGTAAATAACGAGTTATTTGCTTATACTACTACTGGCAATGATACATTTGGTTATGTACCCAGATATGCAGAGTATAAATTTAACCCCAGTCGTGTTGCTGGAGATTTTAGGACTTCACTTGATTATTGGCATTTGGGAAGAAAATTTGCAACTCAACCAGCACTTAACCAGACTTTTATCGAGTGCACACCTGCACAAGTAAATCGAATTTTTGCAGTAACTGATGAAGAGCAAGACACATTATACTGTCAGATTCTTCATAAAATTCGCGCTATTAGACCTATGCCAAAATTTGGAACACCAATGTTCTAATATGTCAACAAGATGTATAACACCTTTCTACAAGAAATTGGACATAGTCAACGGAGTACAAACTGGTTATGTACCATTTCCATGTGGCAAATGCCCACCTTGTTTAAGGAGAAGAATATCAGGTTGGAGTTTTAGATTAGTAAAACACGGAGAGCGGTGTAATACCGCTCTCTTTGTTACACTTACTTATGATGAAGATAAAGTACCTAGGAGTAAGAGTGGATTAATGACGTTACAAAAGACAGATTTACAAAAGTTTTTTAAACGGTTAAGAAAACTTACAAATGAGAAAATATCTTATTATGCAGTTGGCGAATATGGGCATAAAACTGAACGCCCCCATTATCACATTATTCTGTTTAATAGTAACCCTGAAGACGTTGAGAGTGC